GAGGAGTACGTCCACCAGATCGCCATCCAGGATACCTTCGAGCGGGCCGTGCTGGACCGCCTGGACCTGCTGCGGAGCGGCATGGACGCCAAGATCGAGCGGGTCCACGACCGGATCACCCACGCGGTAAAGGAGTTGGCCCTCATCCGCGGCCAGCAATCCGTCGTGGGCACCCAACGGGATGACCCAACATGATGAACCACAACAACATCTTCGCCACAGAGGCACAGAGAACTCAGAGAAAAGATTGGGGAACAAAAACGACAAAGCAGCCCCGAAGCGGCGCGTTGTCATTGTCGTCTTCTTTTCTATCTGCCCTCTGTGATCTCTGTGTCTCTGTGGTGAATATTTCTTGTCGAGGGCAGGGCCATGGATAGCCAGATCGAACGCAGCCGGTTCCTCCGCCAGGGCATCCTGAAGGTGCTCTTCGTCCACGACCAATGCGGACTGGAGATCGGGTACACGGCGGCGCTGCTGGCGGGCCTGAACGCCGACAGCGTCTTCGGGGCCTCCGCCATGCAGACGGCGGCGGAGCTGCGGGACCTCCTGGAGCGGAAGCTGGTCCGAAAGGTCGAGGACGCCAACCCGCCGCGCTTCGTCCTGTCGGCGGACGGCCGGGACTTCTGCCGTGCGGAGTTCCCCTGGGCGGCGATCGACCGCTTCAGCGGCAAAAAGAGGCCCGGCGAGAACGGATAAAAAAACAACGGCGAAACCTTCACCACAGCGGAACGTCCCGCCGGGGAGGCACAGAGAGCTCAGAGAGAAGATCAAGAAATGGAAACGGCAAAAGCGTTTTCCGCTTCTTGTTTTCTATCTCCCCTCTGTGAACTCTGTGGCTCTGTGGTGAATGCTTGTTGTCAGGTGATGGCGTGAACATCGGACACAGTAAATCCTTCAAGGAACTCGCCGTGGCGGCCGCCGCCGCCGCCGGCTTCCCGCCGCCCGAGGGCGGCCAGCTCGAAGATAAGGCCGCCGCCGTCGCCGCCGACAACAAGGCCGTCGCCGCCCGGGACGCCGCCTGGGCCAAGTACGAGGACATCCTCCGTGACGACCGCACCTACACGCTCCAACAGATTCAGGACTGGCTGCGGGACGCCTGGAAGATCGACCTGGGGATCAGTTCGATCCAGCGCGACCGGCTGCGCGTCCTGGAGGGCGAGCGCCGCAACGAGCTGGCCAACAAGCGGATCAAGCAGGCGTTCGACCTGGCGGCCGAGCTGCCCGGCCAGGATCTCTTCCATTCCGGCCAGAAACTGATCGGCCAGATGATCCTGAACAACCTGCTGAACTACTCGGCGGACGATCTGGACGATCTGAAGCCCTCCCACATCATCGCCATGATGGACATCTTCAACTCGGCCGCCAAGAAGTTTGCGGAGACCGGCCTGATCCAGGCCCGCGTGAAGCAAATCACGGCCCTCCAGGACGAGCTGGACCGGCGCAAGGCCGTCGCCGACCGCCAGGCCTCCGAGGTCCTGGGCGATCGGGGCGTGGACGCCGCAACAATCCAACGCATCCGGGACATCTACGGGTTGCCCAGACTCGACAGCCTGGGCGCTCCGGTTCTGGCGCCAGGGGAGGCGGCGGCATGAGGCAAATCTTCGATCCCGCTTTGGGGTCCCAAGGACTTCGATATTCGATCCCCGACAGGGGCCCCCAGGGCTTCGATATGAAGGCGCCCGCCCTTGCCTTGGGCACCCCCCCGGCGGGACGTTCCGCAGGTGGGGCCCCTTCCGGGGTGGCAGCCGCCTCGGGTTCTTGCCTGATATCGAGTATCGTGGTTCGACAGACTCACCACCCCGAGCGAAGCCGAGGGGAATATCGCGTATCGAAGCCCTGGGGGCCCCTGTCGGGGATCGGGCAACGGAGGGCTGGCGATGAATGAGATAGCCCCAATCCGGCCCGAGGCCTTCCGCTGGCGCCAGTACCAGAAAGAGGCGATCGATGACCGCAAGCGGATCCGCCTGAAGTTCTGGTGCAGGCAGTCGGGCAAGGATGAATGCACGGCATTTCAACAGGTCTTGAACGGCCTCCAGGTGCGCGGCGACAGGAACATCGTGTCGCTGACGCAGCGGCAGGCGGACCTGACGCACGAGAAGTGCGCCCGCCACGCCCGGGCGATGGCCAAGGTGATGTGCCCGGAGGCGTCCGAGGACTTCGACGCGAATATCGGCGGCAAGAGCTTCACCTTCACGCGGCGCATCCTGACCCTGCCCACCGGCGTGCGGATCAAGAGCCTTCCCGGCCGGGATCCCGACGCACTGGTGGGCGACTCGGCGCACCTGGTGCTGACGGAGTTCGCGCTATTCCCCAACGGCGGCTACGAGCACTGGCGGCGACTGACCCCGATGGCCCTGAACAACGGGTTCGACGTGGACGTGATGACCACGCCCAGGGGCCGCGACACCAAGGCCTACGAGCTCCGGCAGAACCCCAAGGGGCGCTACAGCGTCTCGACCGTCGATATCCGCCGCGCCGTCGCCGACGGCCTCATCCTCCGCGACGAGGAGGGCAAACCCTGCTCGATCGAGGCATTCAAGGAAATCTACAACGACGCCGTGGGCTGGGAGACCGAATACGAGGTCCGCGAGTGCGAGGACATCGACGCCCTGATCGGCTGGGCCGACATCGAGGCGTCCTACGAGCCTTACGAGTTTCTGAAAATCGATTGCGCCGACGATCGGGGCTACGACGTTCGGACGCAGAACCTGTTCGCGATGCGACTTGGCAAACTCCCCGGCCGTCTGACCGCCGGATGGGATGTCGCTCGCAAGAAACACCTGTCGGTCCTGTGGGTCAACGAGCAGGTCGGCAGCCGCCACTTCCTGCGGATGCTGGTCATCATGCGGCGCTGCACGTTCGCCTATCAGTGCGAGGGGTTGATCGGCCAGATGCTCGACACCCTCCCTGGATTATGTGGGTGCGGGGACTCCACCGGCCTCGGCATGGACTCCAATGAGCGGCTCGAACGGAAGTACGGCCCCCGCTGGAGGGGAGTGAACTTCGCCGGCGGCCGCAAGCTGGGCCTGGCCTCCAGGCTCGTGACGGCCTTCCAGGGCCGCAACCAGGTGCTCCCCAAGGGGGCCGAGGCGGCGGCCTACGACATCCACAGCCTTCAGAAACAAATGGTCGGAGACAAGACGATCATCCACGAGACTTCGAACCCCCTGGAGCCCGACAGCCACTGCGACATGGCCTTCGCGGCGGCGTTGGCCCACGAGGCGGCGGCCATGGAATGGGCGGAAGGGGCGCTGTGGGTTGCATGACCAAGACAGGGACCTGGGACCTGGGACTAGGGACTAGAGAAATCGTGAACGGATTGGTTACGGAAAATCTGAGGCGCGATGAAGCGGCCGAGGCGCTGGCTGGCATGGCCGGTATGCCCGCCATCGAGAAGGCCGATTCCTCCGCCTTTTACAAGCTCTGGGCCGCCGGCCTGGAGGGGGCCGGGGGCGGGGCGCTGAATGAGCCGCTGGCGCCGTACCAGCAGAGCCTTTGGACCTACCGCTGCATCTCCAAGATCCAGCAGACCTGCAAGGGGATTCCCCTTCAAATGGCGTACAGCGCCCCCGGGCTGTCAATAAACTCCAAGAGCTTCACCCCTCGGATCGCCCGCCACGCCAAGCGGTCGCTGCGGCCCCTGGCCGGCCGCAAGGCCGTGTGCGTCGGTAGGGCGGCCGAGGGCGAGCTGGTGGAGTCCGGGCCGGCCGCGGACTTCTTCGCCAGGCCCAACAGCTACCAGGACTGGCCGGCTTTTCTGGAGAGCCATTACGGCTTCCTCTTGCTGCGCGGCTCGGTGGCCTGGGTGATGACGGACCTGGCCGGCGTCACGCCCCGCGAGATGCACGCCATCGACGGCCGCTGCATCGAGCCGAAGTTCGCCGAGGACCCCGGCGGGATGCCCCTTTTGCAGGGCTATCTATATACTTCGCCCCGCAGCCATCGAAGGGTTCCACTGGCGCCGGATGAAGTGAAGTACTTCGTCCTGTGGAAAGACAGCAACAACCCCTTCGAGGGCATGCCCCCCGGCGGGCCCGGCCGCCTGGCGGTGGCGACCGAGTACAACGCCAGTTTGTTCAATGCATCCATGCTGGTCAACGGCTCGGAGATCGGCCTGAAGATCAAGTTCCCCCAGCGCCTCACGGTGGACCAGCGGGAAGAATTCCGCGCGGCCCTCCGCCAACGCAACCAGGGTCCGGCGCGGGCCAAGCGCGAGCTGATCCTGGAAGGCGGGGCCGACGCCGAGGCGATGTCGGCCATGATGAACGATTTGCAGTTCGACCAGGGCAAGAAGACCACGCGGCTTGAGATCTGCTGCCTCTACGGCGTGCCGCCGGTGGTGGCGGGCTGGGTGGACGCCGCGGGGGATTCCTCCGCCTACACCTCCAGCAGCCTTGAGCAATACTACCAGGAGACGGTCTTCCCGCTGCTGGACGGCGTGGCCCCGGCAATTGAGGAGATCGCGGCCCGCTTCGACCGGCGGTTGGTGATCTGGTTTAACGTGGAAGACCAGCCGGTGGTCCAGAAGATGCGGATCGGCCGGATCGACACGGCCACCAAGATGTTCGCATTCGGGGTGCCTGTGGCGGACATCGATTCCGTCCTGGACCTGGGCCTGCCGGACCGGCCCTGGTATCAGACCGGCTTCCTGGCCGCGGGCCTGCTGCCGGCCGGCGACGCGGCCACGGGGGCGACCATCCCCAATATCCCCGAGGGCGGGCAGCCGGGGATGGATGAAATCGGACAACCACCACTAGAAGAAGGGACCGGGGACCAGAGCAACCAGGGACCAGGGACCGGGGACCAGGGACTAGAAAAGAACCCGAACCCGCCGGTCCCTAGTCCCTCGTCCCTAGTCCCTATGCTTTCTAGGATTTGGAAGGCCTGGGCGCAGAGTTGGAACCCGCTGGCCCGCGCGGCCGAGAACGCCATCCGCAAGAGATTGTTCGCGCAACAGCGCCTCACAATTGAAGCGGTCAAACGAAACCTGCCAGGGAATAGGGACCAGGGAATAGGGACCGGAAAAGAAGAAACAACCGCTGGTCCCGGGTCCCTCGTCCCTGGTCCCCGTCGTTCGGGTCCCTCGTCCCTCGTCCCTGCCGTCAAGGTTTCTGGTATTGTGGGCCGCATCCTCCTGGAGGTCTTCGGCAACCCCGCCGACAAGCGGTCCTGGCGGGCGCGGATGCTCCAGTTCGCCAGGGACGCAAACGACCTGGGCCTCCGCCAGGCCCTGGTCGAAGGCGGGCTTGCCGGCGAGCAGCTCGACCAGGCCGTCCGCCGCATCACCGCCGACCCCCGGATCACCGCGGCCTTGCAGTCGCAATCCATCATCTTCTCGTCGCGGATCGACGACCGCACGCGGGAAATACTCCGCCGCAACCTGACCGAGGGCCTGACCGCCGGGGAAGACGCCCGCAAACTGGCCGACCGGGTGCAATCCGTGATGGGCAACCGCCGCTCCGACGCGATCAACATCGCCCGCAACACGATGGGCCAGGTGCTTTCCAAGGCCCGCCACGAGGGCCACCTGGCCACGGGCATGACGCACAAGATCTGGATTTATTCGCGCGGCCCGGGCCACCGCAGGCCCAGCCACGTGGCGGCCGAGGCGCGGTACGCCGCCAATCCCTGCCCGCTGGACCAGCCGTTCATCATCGACGGCTTCGAGCTGATGTATCCCCGCGACCCTGCAGGCCCGCCCGAAGAGATCATCAACTGCCAGTGCCTCCAGATCGCCCGGCGGTTAAGCGGCTCGCCATCGAAGGCAGCCGCCGCGTGGGAGATCGCGAAGGCGTATTCGAGATACCGTTTCGTGGCGTACAACGAGGCTTGAACGAAGAAACAAATGCTGACCACAGAGACACAGAGATCACAGAGAACAGAATTAGAAACAAGAAGCGGAAAAGCGCCCCGCTGTTTAGCTCCTCTCTGTGCACTCTGTGGCTCTGTGGTGAAGGCTGTTTGTCGCCTCTGAAAGGAAAAGCAATATGGAACCAAAGTTCACAACCACCATGCAGGTCAAGGTCGCGGAAGCCGGCGCGTCCGACTACGACATCGAGCCGGTCTGTTCGACCGAGGCCATCGACCGCTCCGGCGAGGTGGTCGTCCAGGCCGGGTGGAAGTTGGACAACTTCCGGAAGGCCCCGGTCTTCCTGGCGGCCCACAAGCACCAGACCGCCGACGGCCGCTCGACCGTGATCGGCTCTTTCAAGTCGATCGGCGTGGAGACCGACGGCCTGGTCGGCCGGGTGAAGTTCGCCGACACCGACCTGGGCAAGGAATACAAGTCCCTTTTCCGGGACGGCCACATGCGGGGCGTGTCGGTGGGTTTCATGCCCCTCAAGGGCGAGCACCGGACCATCGACGGCAAGAGCGTCTATTTCCACCTGGAGCAGGAGCTCTACGAGGTCTCCGCCGTGCCCGTAGGCTGCAACCCCGAGGCCCTGGCCCGCCTCCGCAAGCTGGGCGTGGAGTACCCAGAGGCGCAGACCAAAGAGCAGCCGGAAATCCTCGCCAAGGCCGACGATCTAGCCGGCCAGATGAAACGATTTGCCGGGGAACTCCAGGAACTTGCCGACCAGGTCCAGCGGCTGATGTCGCTGATCCTGGACGGCTTCGACGAGATCAAGGCCATTCTCCCAGACCAGGTCAACCCCGAACATTCCTCCGATGCCGGATCGGACGAATTGGGTGATCGACCCGCGGGAGAGGGCGTCGGAAAATCCGGCCCCGTTGCGGACTCGCTCAAGGGTCTGCTGGACAAGTGTTCTTGAAAAGGAAGTCCACTGATTACACGGACCTTGGGTCCCCCAGGGATTACACGGATAAAAAAATCCAAGAGAAAAGAAAGATGAACCTGCCCCTCCAACGGCCTCTTCTTCAATCGTTTCTCTTTAATCGGCGCAATCCCCCGTAAGGGGCCTGAACGGTGTGCAATCCGTGGACTCTGAGATTTGAAAGGAATGCACCGTGGAAAAACTACTGAAAATGTGGGGCGCCCTGATCGCCCTGCTGATGATGCCCGTCGAAACGCGGGACGAAAAGCAGCTCCGGGCCAAGATCGCCGAATACCAGGCCTTCCTGGACTCCGACGAGGCCAAGAGCCTCCACACCATCGGCCAGGTCCGCGCCGAGTTGGACCAGCTCAAGAAGGACCTCGCCGCCCAGACCGAAGCGCTCCGAAAGGCGCAGAAGCTCGGGCTTGGCCTCCAGGGCAACGGCGTCATCCTGCCGCGCGGACGCGCCGAGCGGAAGGAGATGCTGGCCGACAACCGGGCCTTCATGTCGGATGAAACGGCCAAGCGGTTCGGGGCGCTGATGTGCGACATCACGTTCAAGATGGCCAACCAATACGACAAGTGCCCCACGTTCATCAAGGAGATCGCCGCCGCCGTCCGCAAGGACGACGTGGACCTGGACCCGGCCTCCGCCACGCTTGGCGGGGCCTTGATCCCGGAGGAGTTCCTGGCCGAGATCATCCGCAACGTCGAGGCCGAGGGTGTGGTGTTCACCAAGGCCCGCCGCGTGCCGCTGACCACCGTGGGCACCACCCACATCCCTAAAAGGACCGGCGGCCCGACCGCCCTGTGGATCGGGGCCGGCACGCAGATCACCCGCACGGCCCCCACCAGCACGCTGATCTCCCTGACGCCCGAGAAACTGGCCGTCATCATCGGCGTGCCCAACGAGTTCACCCGCTCCACCGTCCTGGTGGCGCTGGGCCAATACCTGGGCGTCGAATTGACCTGGGCGATCAGCTACGCCCTGGACGATGCCATTGTCAACGGCGACGGCACGAGCACCTACGGCGGCATCGACGGCATCATGCACTCCGCCAACATCGCCCCGATCACGGCCGTCACCGCCGCGCACGACCTTATGACCGAGATCGACGTGGCCGACGTTTCGGCCGTGATCAACGGCCTCACGGTGCAATATGCCGCGGAAGAGGCCATGTGGTGCATGTCCAGGTCGGTCCTGGGTGCCCTGCGCGCCCTTCGGGCCAGCGCCACCAGCATCCCGCTGTACCAGCGGGGCTCCAACGGCGAACCCAACACCATCGACGACTACCCCTACTTCATCTCGCCGCGGATGCCGGCGGCCGGCGCGATCACGGCAAGCACCAAGTGGGGCTTCTTCGGCAACTTGCGCCTGTCGCACGTGGTCGGAATGATCGGCAATATCGAGATCGCCCGCTCCACCGACGCCGCGTTCGAGGCGGACATGACCCTGATCAGGGCCATCGTGCACTGCGACATCCAGGAGGCGGACGTGACCGCCGTGGTCACCGGCAAGACCGCCGCGGGGTCGTAGCAAGAAACCACCAAAGAAACCGAATTGACCACAGAGACGCAGAGAACGCAGAGAGAAGAGCAAGAAATGCAAACGGCAAAAACATCCCCCAGCGGAAGGTTTTCCGCTTCTTATTTTCTATCTCCTCTCTGTGAACTCTGTGTCTCTGTGGTGATTTGTTTTTAATTGTGGTCGTGCCCGCCAAACCCGGCGGCGGTTATTTGAAAAAAGGCCGGGAGGAATTTGAATAAGGAAAGAAGCAATGAAGAAGACGATCCGATCTCCAATCCTGCCGCTGGCGCTCTGCGCATGCGCCCTGGCGGCGATCTTGATCTTTACGATGCCCGCCCTCCAGATCACCCAGGCGGCCGTGCCCGTGGTCGCCGCGCAGCCCGCCCAGGCGGGGTCCGGCGGCGTGGTCGCCGGCCGATTCGTGAAACTGTCCGCCGCCGGGATCATCGCCACGGCCACGGCCTGCACCGATTCCATCGTGGGCGTCTGCGAGGCCACCGCCAGCCAGTACGCCGCCACGCGCTACGCTCCGCCCGGCACCTTCACCAACGTGGACGCCAACGGAAATACCGTCGCCGTCGGCGACCTCCTGACGGCCTCCGCCGCGGGCGTGGCGACGGCCGTGGACGCTTCCAGCACTTCCGCCCAGCGGATCGGGGCCATCGCGCTGACCGCCGGGGACGCCAACACCACCACCGTCAAGGCCCTGGTCGTCTCCGGGTACGTGATACCCCACCTGACCCTCACGGCGGATTCCCTGGTGACCAGCAACCACAAGCTGGAGTTCCGCTACGCCGGCGCGTATATCTATTCCGACGCCAACAACTCCCTCAGCCTGGTCTCCGATGGCCGGATCAAGTCGGCCCTGCCCATCGTCGGAAGCAACGAGACCCTCACGGCCGTCACGGGCAACGTCTCGGTCAACGCCAACGATTCAGGCAAGGTCTTCAACGTCACCGCCACGGCCGTGATCTCGTTGCCCGCCTCGGCGGCGATATTGGCGGGAGTGACCTACACCTTCATCTGCGACGCCGCCGACGGTGCGGCGCAGATTTCACTCAGCCCCGACGCCAACGATTGCATCAGCGGCGTGGGCACCACCGGCACCGACAACAAGGACTACATCAACACCCTGTCCACGGCCAAGCGCGGCGATTGGGTCACGATCACCTGCAACGGCGCCGTCGCCGCCACCGCCACCGGCGGATGGGCGATCGTGCGCCGCGTGGGCACCTGGGCGTGGGAACAATAGCAACCAGGGACCAGGGAACAGGGACCATGAAAACAGGGAATAGGGACCAGGGAATAGGGACCATGAAAACAGGGAATAGGGACCAGGGACCAGGGAAGAAACGGATTGTCTTTTCTTCCTGGTCCCTATGCCCCCGTCCCAGGTCCCGTCTTTAGAAAGAAAGGAAAACCATGAACGAAACAAAACAACCTCCGAAGGCGGCCAAGCCCTTGGGGCCGCAAAGCCGGGCGCCGAAGGTTAGGGTCGAGGTCCAGCGGGCGATCAGTTACGGCGGGCAGTACTTCGCCCCCAACCCGATCACCAAGGCCAAGCCGGTGATCGAGATGGACGCCGAGACCGCCAAGAGCCACGGGCCCGATTACGTCAAACGGCTGGACACCCCGGCGGACAAGCAGGCCGGAACGCCCCTGAACAAATAAACGGCGGGGAATAGGGACCCGAGAAAAAAGGGACCAGGGATTAGGGACCTGGGACCAGAGAAGAAACGGAATGCCTTTACTTCCTGGTCCCTACGCCCTGGTCCCTATGCCCCGTTTTCCTGGTCCCTGGTCCCTTGTGGTGAAAGATGCTGTGTACGGTTAGCCAAATCAAAGCCACGCTGGGCCTGGCCGAGTCCGATACGGAGCACAACGCCGTGCTGGAGCGGATCGCCGCCGGCGTCTCGGCGGCATTTGAAGGCCCCGAGGGGGCCGGAAGGCCGCTGATGCAGGCGGCCAGGCTCGTCCTCCTGGACGCGCCCGACCACGGCACCCGCCACCTCTGGCTGCCGGCCATCCCGGTCATCGAGATCTCGTCAATCAAGGAAGGGGCATTTGGGATCTTCGACGGCTCGGCGGAGCTTGACGAGGGGTCCGACTTCGTGGCCAATTACGCCACCGGCCGCCTGACGCGGATCGGATTCTGGCCCATCGGCGACCAATGCGTCCGCGTCGAATACGTCGGCGGCTACGGCGGCCTGCCGGCGGCGTGGGTATCCGGCCACGCCTACGTCAAGGACGATCGGGTGAGCTACGGCGGCGATGTCTTCACCTGCACGGCCGCGATAACGGGCACCACCGCGCCATCCTCGGATGTGAACCACTGGGAAGTCCTGGACGGCCTCTGGGTGCCCGATGACCTGGTGGATGCCGCGATCAAACAGTCCATCCACGAATTCAACGCGCGGCGAACGCCCGGCGTGTCCGGCGAGTCGGTCCAGGGCGCCAACGTGAGCATGGACCCCGCCGGCGGCCTGCTGCCGGGAGTCAAGGCGGTCCTGGAACGCTACCGCCGGATATAACGAAGAAAAGACATGACCACAGAGGCACAGAGGATTCAGAGAGAAGATCAAGAAATGGAAACGGCAAAAATATCCCCCAGTGGGGCCTTTTCCGGTTCTTCCTTTGTATCTCCTCTCTGTGAACTCTGCGTCTCTGTGGTGGAAGGTGTTGGTTCGTGGTTGTGACCTTGGAAATTTCGGCTGAAGTCCTTGCCCTGGTTGCCCGCCACCAGAAGGCCGCCGAAGGCCTCCCGGCGGCCGCCAGCAAGGGTTTGTCCTGGGCGGTGGCGTCCGGGGCCGAAGAACTCCGCCTTTTGCTCGCCCAGGGCAGCCTGGGGCTGACCATGCGGCACCCCGCCAGCGGGCTGGCCGCCAGCATCGACGGGTGGATGCTGGATGAGTCTATTCCCCTGGCCGCACTGGGCGTGCCCTCCAACAGCCCCGCCGATGCCTACGCGGCCATCCTGAACTATGGCGGGCGGATCACGCCCAAGCACGCCGGGGCGCTGGCCGTGCCGATCTCCGCCGTAGCAGGACCAGCGCCCGTCGGTGGCGCCGAGCTCGTCAATGTACATCGCCTTGGCGCCGACGTCCTGGAGCACCCGGCGGTAGGTCTGCGCGAGGTGCTGCTGC